AGTACCTCTAGGCGAACGCCATTGACATATGGCGGTAACGCAAGACCATCAAAGCTCCAGGTAAACAGTTGCGCACCAGATGCTTGGTTTTGGAAAATCAAGCGGCTATTCCCGTTTACCAGCCCACTGATGTCGGGGATCGGGAACCAAGTTGTAATGTCGTCGGCAATAACAATATCTGACCAGTTGGATTGGTTGCCGAGACGTCCAACAGTTGCAACTCTTACGCGGAACTTATCTGCAATTGTCAAGTCTTCAATCGGCACTAACTCGCGATCATCAACCTGGCGAGGAAGTTCCCTAAACGCACCAGACCAAATTATGCTGCCGTCTTCTTGTACCGTCCCAGCTTGCCACTGGACTCGATACTCTTTGGCGGTTAAGTCGTAGCCAAATAACGTGACTGCATCAGTGGGTGGAGTCCATTTGATGTCGATTTTCGCTTGGCCGTTATCCCAGATAACTTGTGCCGTAACGCTTGAGGGAACACCGATTTCGGCAGGCTTGAATAGATAGCTTTCGTCTTCCTGCAGCGGTGAATCAAAATCAACTGCGTTATAGATGTCGTCGCGATACCTAAGCGCAGAGACCTCGTATGTTCCAGCGTCTTGTTCCGCTACGGTAAGAACCCTGAACTTTTGTGCTGTACGCCCTGGAAACTCAATCAGCCAAGGGAATGTTGCTACAGGTGTGTTGCCGCCTGTTGAATTAATGGTGACCACATCACCAACCTGCGCTGTAATATCTGCTTCCTGTAGCTGCGGTTGATTGTCGGCATCGTTGTACATCCAGCTGATTTTCGCTCCAGCCCATCCACCGGGTGGGTTAACCGGCTCCTTGTCTAGCGTTATGTCAAGACCGTTTACACTCTCAATTCGACCGCCGATGCGCAATGCAGCCTTGGTGGTATCTGCAATGTTGATGACGTCACCCGGCCTGAGAGACATCGCAATTTCATTGGTCTTAAATGTAACTGTGTCGGTAAGCAGTCTTTCCGATAACAGCGCCCAGTTAGCTGCTCTAAGCGCTTGGCCCCGACTTGTTACGCCAATAAGCCTTAGGTCAATTGGCCTGTAGCCGTAAGCCTCAAACGCATCGTCGTTTGTTACGTACTCAATGCGCGTCTCATAGTTATTTGCTGGATCGTCCCAGCTGACAATTGCGACGGTGTGGATCGCTCTTCTTGCGGCACCGGCGTAGGTAAAATTACCTGAATTTACCTTTCCGTCATCGGAGACGTCTTGGATTGTGTTTGCTTCACTGAAAGTAAAAACAGGATCTTTGTCTCGATCTTGCGCGACAATTGCAAGCTCTCCGGCGTAATAAATTAGGCCCCTAAAGATGCTGCTAAGTTGCTGCAACACAGTCCACGCTTCTTCGCCACTTTGCAGCAGCAGGTTGCAAGTAAAACGAGGCTCTGTGCCTCCGGTTGCACTATTAACCTGTTCGTCACAGTACTGCGCAATTTCATACAAGGAGAATTTATCGACTGAATCACTGCCGATATACTGACCAACCCCATAGCGGTCATTTAAAATCAAATCTCTGATAACCCATGCTGGATTATTGCTCCAAGCAACCTTAAAAAGTCCGTCCCAGTTGCCGGAATAGGTTCTTGCGATAGGGTCGTAATTACTTGGGATTTCTATCTTCATCCCTTTCATTAAAATGCTTACGTCGGGAATGGCGCTGTAGTTATCCGCCCTAACTCCGACTGAGAGCATTGAGGTGTGGGGATAGCTAAATTTTTCGTCAAGCGAAAGAATGACGCTGCTGAAATTAAACGCAGAGTTTGTGTTGTACCTTGCAGGGTCTAACTGATCATCGTCTACAGTAAGGCGTGTGACCGTAATCGTCCAGCTAGGGCCTGCACCTTCCAAGAAGAAGTCGTGTTGCCGCTGAAAAGTAGAGCTAAATTTACCGTCAACACTGCCGTTAAAGGCAGTTCTTGTCGTGCCAACTGAATCGACGTAATCAATTCGATACGCAACGGAATAAGCTCGTATGTCTCCTGTGCGTCCCGCAATTCCATCGCCATCAACAATGCTCTGGGCAAGTCCCTGAAATGTCAACAGAACTCGTGCGTAGTATCGGCCTACATTGACCGAACCAGTAATAGCTTTGGAGACTGGTGCTCCATTTGTTACGAGCGTATCTACTGCCTCTGTTTGGCTGATTCCGCTAAATCCGGGAACACCTGTTTGCTCACCGTTGGGCCTGCCGAAGCTAAAGACTAGATCTTCAGGCTGAGGAACTACTTGGTTGGACGTGCTACGAATAGGCGTTCCCTCAAGTAAAACAGACCTCTCCAGGCCCGCAGAAGTATTTCCATACAGCGGGCCTTCTACTTCGCCCTCGCACAACAAATACTGGATTTTGGCGAGCGATATTGACTTAAGCGCTGGATCGTCTTGCGCAATTGTTGGCTTTGGTGGCTCCTTTGTCTTTCTCCTTCGAGACCCGCCACCACCACCTGCACCGTAAATGCTTTTCATTACAATCCCGTGCGGTTTACGTAACCCAACAGCCCCGTGCTTGTTAGATCTATGTTTCTTGATGTTGGCAAAAGTTGCAAATCAAAACTCACAATTCTTGGAGCAGTGACCAACCTCTCTCCGTATAGTACCGGAACCACTTCGCCTTGAGCGTCGTTGCCTGAATTGCGGGTAAACAGGTTTGATTCAAGCGCTTGCGATGTTTCTTCACCTGTCTTCCCTTGAGTGGGTAGTACAGGAGTTGGTGTTAGTAGCTGGGCAATACCTCCAAGAACAAGCGAACCACCCAAAAGGCCCAATGCTAGGCCCGGAGTGGCACTACCAAAAGTAATAATAAGAGAGGCTGCAATTAGAACCACGCCAAGAATAATTTGAAAAAATCCGCCACCACCACCACCAGCACCCTGTAGCACGGGAGCAAATATGATTACCTCGGCGCCGGTTTCGCGGTCCAATTCATCCTTTTTTAGACCCTTAGCATCGTCAGTAATAACGCGCCAGGCAACACCCTTCTCGTGTTGCTCTAGAACCCAGGCTCTTAGGTTAGGGCAAAACATACACAAGGCTCTAAACGCCTCGGATGGGGAACTGACTGCTACTTTAAATTCTCTGCCAAACTTACGACCAGCAGCACCCAGTAGCTTGATTGTTTTCAGCTCCTGCATAGCTCGTGTGGCCTAATAATCCACTTTAACCGTTTTTGCCAGTAGCTTCCGAAAGTCTGCAAGCGGCTTTCGCCTTGAGCTGGGTGGTGCAAAAAATGTTTTTCGCTTGTAAAGACGCCAACGTGATCAGTATGGGTTTGATAGTCGCCTAAATTCAGAAGCAAAATGTCGCCTGGTTTTTGATCGCCAGGCTTGATGGGCCTGCCTACTTCTTTCCTCATATCGTCAAACGGCGTGAATTCAGGCGTGTTCCATTCGCCCCATTTACCTCTAGGCCACTCGGGGAGGTTTACTTCTAAGGTTTTTAGATAGTCAGCGACAAGACTGTAACAGTCGTAAATCCCAAAAACAAAAGGACGACCTTCAAAAGGAGCTACCTTGCCTGGGTCGCACTCGCTCCAGGTATCGTTTTGCAGGCAGTAAACGGCCCAAGGCAAAACATCAGCAGCCATAACCTGTTGGTCTAGTGGGCTAAACCCTTTCTCACGCAAGTGACTATGCCATACACCCAATAGGTTTTCTTCGTGCTTCAGGTAGTCAACAGGACTGATCTCAAATTTTTCCGCCGGTTCGCTAGATACATTGTCTAGTAGCACTACGGATTGATTTTTTAGTACAAACCCGCAGGTCTCTTGCTCAGGTTTTGAGGCGGCAAATAGCCTGATTTGTTCTTTTGCAGAATCGCTTAGCCAGTTCACAGCGTTAGACCAGGGAAGCCACCAAATGGCAAATCTTGGCCATTAGGATACCGCAACCTACAACTGCTTACCCTTTTGCCGCACTTGTCTTCACTAGGGCTTCCGGTGGGTTGATCTTTAAGGTCTGCAACAGGTGGACCTGTGTATCCACACTCGGCGCCTCTATAAACCCAAGGGCACGCATACCGAAGTGCTCTTCTTCTGGGAAGGCTTACTCCGTCCAAATCAAACGGAGTAGACAGGCTGAAAGATACAGCGAGCTTATTCTCAGAGGATTTTTGCTGAATCAACCAAACCTCATCAGGCCATCGCGCAGAAGGATCAGGATTAGTACCATCATCCAAATGCTTTGCTAAAACTCGGCGCCTAATGACTTTTGCGCCAAGCATGTCTTTGTATGAGTTGATTAAACCGGTCATTTCTAGACCGATGTTTGCAACAGTAATTGTTGGGTTTGGAGGCACTCCCTCGTTCCTGATTTCAAAACCCCCCGTTTCCATAGGGATTGGAACGTAGACGTCACCAGCAAACCTGACGGATATGCCTGAGGTTTGCGTCCAATTGCAAAGGTAAAACACCTCGCTAATCGGCGCTCCAGTGGCGATCTGGTTTCTTGGCTCTACATCTGCGTTGTCATAGTCCACG